TGGCAATGGAAAGCTAATGGCGGTTCAACATCATCTGTAAGTGCGAGTGGAAGCGGTGCATCACAAATTTTAGCAAGTACACACCAAGCAAATACAACAGCGGGATTTTCAATAATTCTTTATACAGGAACAGGAGCAACAGCAACAGTATCACACGGTCTTGGTGCAGTTCCAGATGTTCTTTTATTCAAGGAAAGAAGCACAGTAAATAACTGGTATATGTATCATAGTGCCAATACAGCGGCACCAGAAACGGATTACTTGGTTTTAGATACTACTGATGCAACTACTGATTTTCTTATTTGGAATGACACAGCACCAACATCAACAGTATGTTCATTAAGTAATTCGGGAGTTCACGGTGATACTGAAACATTTGTATGCTATGCTTGGAGGGAAATACAAGGCTACTCAAAATTTGGTGGGTATACAGGCAACGGAAATGCAGACGGCCCATTTGTTTATACAGGATTTAAACCAGCTTATCTTCTGTATAAAAATGTAGACAGCGTATCAAATTGGGTAATAAGAGATAACAAAAGAACAACAACTGGAGGAACAAATCCAAATGGAACAGTTTTATTAGCTAATGGGGCTAATGCTGAAAGTGTAAATGATAGTGCAACTGTAATTGATTTATTATCTAATGGTTTTAAAATTAGAAATACTGAAAATAATGATAATACAAGCGGTGATAATTATTTATATATGGCATTCGCAGAACAACCATTTGTAACATCAGGGGGAGTACCGTGCACGGCAAAATAATTAAGGAGGAGAAATGTACGCTTTAGTAGAAGATAACACAATAACAAAAACCTATAATAATCCTAGGGGGATGACGATAGGTGACGTTCAGTATCCCCAGAACATTCACAGTCTGTGGCCGGAAGCAGATTTAAATGCCATAGGCATCTATTCGGTTGTTTATGATGATACCAATAAAAGGGATGAGAAATGGTACACTAATACCAACCAGACCCTAGCCTTTGCAGGGGGAGTCGTAACGGCAACATATGGCACGGCTGTTGCTAAAGCCATTGCGGATAGAAATGAGGTTGATGGAGATGACAACCCAATACTAGATGATAATGGAAATCAAGTTGTTACTAAAGGCTTAAAGACAGTTAAAAAGGAACTATTCGACAGACAGGCGGCAGGACTTCTTGCAAAATATGACTGGTATGTTATACGTAACACGGAAGCCGGAACGTCAATACCCAGTGCCATAACGGATTACAGGACGGCCGTGAGGGCCAAGTGCAATTCAATGCAGGCACAGGTGGACGGTGCGGCGGACGTGGACGCTTTGGCGGCTTTGTTTACTTATACAATAACGGACGGTGTACAAAGCAAGCCACTTGGCGAATGGCCAACGGATCCAAATGGGTAACAGATGCTTCTAGGACACACAGCATTCGCGGAGCAGGCATTCCAGGACGCAATGCTGAGCGTGGTGCATAACCTTTCATTCACGGAAGGTGGAAATGCAGCAACATTCAGCATCGGCACGGAAACGGTTACCGGTTCGGCACCCGTGGACGCGACAGGAAATTATGCAACGTTCAGCATTGGAGACGAGACGGCATTCGGGGAGGCATTCCAGACCTTGATCACCCTGAGCGTGAATGACGTGGATCTTACTTTGTGGAACGAGACGGATGACAGCCAGACAGTAGATTGGACGGAAGTTGATGACAGCCAGACGGCGTCATGGACGGAAATTGATTAGATAAGGAGGAACTAAAAATGGCATCGACATATTCAGGCACCCTGAACCTTGAGCTCCAGACAACGGGGGAGAACGCCGCGACTTGGGGTACAATAACAAATAACAATTTGCAAAAGCTGGAATCGGCTATCAAGGGATACGTCTCTGTCGCAATAGCGAGCACAACGGATTCCCTGACGGCAACGGACGGAACAACAGCGGATGAAACAAGCAACGCAATCATAAAACTGACGGGAACGCTGACGGGCAACACAACCATGCAGTGCGAGGCGGTGGAGAACTGGTACATTGTTGACAATGCGGCGACCATGGGAACATACACTCTTAACTTCAAGCCGGCTGGTGGAACAGGAACAACTGATGGACTTATAGCAGGATCAAAACACTTACTGTACACGGACGGATCGACGATGTTCGACGTCTTGGACGATGCGGGAAATATCACGGCCAACGGAACACTGGACGTGGCGGGAGCCGTTAATTTTAATGGTGGTGCTTTTACTTTTAATGAAGCATCGGCGAACGACCTTGATTTCAGGATTGAATCCGCCTCTTACACGCATGCCTTCTTTGTTGACGGCAGCGCGGACACGATTGGCATTAACCAGTCTTCCCCTTCATTTACACTGGATATTGTCGGCAGCCTCAAGGCAACAGGGAATGTTGAATTTGACGGCGGATCTTTCATATTCAATAATGCATCAGCGGACCTTGACTACAGGATTGAAAGCAACGGGGACGCGAATAATTTTGTCTCGGACGGCGGAACTGACAGGGTCGGCATTGGCGTGCTCGCTCCGGCGGCAAAGCTGGAGATAAACCAGAACAGCGCATCGGGAGCCGTTCCCTGCCTGTTGCTCGACCAGGATGACGAGGACAAGCCTTTCATCAAGTTCGATGGAACAAGCGCCTCTGACCAAAGCACGAACGTTACAACGGACACAAGCGTGGGATCATTGACGGGACACGTTCTCGTGGATGTCGGTGGAACCAGTTACTGGATGCCGTTTTACGCAACAAACTAGGAGTTAAATGCCACTAGCCAAGATACAGATACGGCCGGGAATCGACAAGCAGCGAACCGAATACGGTGCCGAGGGAACGTGGATAGACGGTGATAACGTCCGCTTTCGTTCCGGATTGCCCGAAAAGATTGGCGGATGGCTGAAGATCACAAGCGATGCCCTTATAGGGGCGACGCGTGCCCTTTTGACATGGGTTGATCTGGACGGTGTCAAGTACACGATGTTCGGAACCAACAAGAAGCTCTACGTCTATTCGGATATACTGGCGGACAAGTACTATGATGCCACTCCAACACGTGGAACAGGAAGCATTACCCAGTTTAACACAACCAGTGGATCGACGACCATCACCGTGACGGATGGGTCCCATGGCGCACGTGTTGGGGACTACGTGACGATTTCCAGTGTCAGCGCGGACGTTGGCGGCGTTACGCAGGCCAACCTGCAGAACGAATTTGAAATACTTACATTGCTTGACACGTCAAGCCCGGCGGTTGTAACCGCCAACACGTTCACGATCACTTCGCCTGCGGCGGCAACGTCAACGGCAAGTGGCGCGACGGCGACGGCGACATACAAGATTAGATCCGGTCCTGCCACGTCCATCTATGGATATGGCTGGGGCATGGGAGTGTGGAACCAGACTGAATGGGGCGATTCTCGTGAGGATATTACAGCGTCGCCTGCTGTTCTTGAATCCGGAAAATGGAGTTTGGACAACTGGGGCGAGGACGCCCTAGCGTGCCAGTTAAATGGAGGACTGTACACGTGGGATACATCATCAGGACTCAGCGGCAACCTGGCAACGGTTCTGAGCAACGCGCCAACGACAAACAGGATCATGCTGATCTCGGGTGATGACCGGCACGTCATTCTGTTCGGAACGGAAACAACAATCGCGACCAGCTCAACGCAGGACAACATGTTCATACGCTGGTGCGACCAGGAAAACAACAACACGTGGACGCCGACTGCGACCAACACGGCCGGCTCACAGCGATTGACAAGGGGAAGCCAGATCATGGCGGCGGTCAGGAGCAGGGGCGTAATCCTTGTTTTCACCGACACCTCCCTCTACCAGATGCAGTTCATTGGCCCACCGTTTACGTTTGGTTTCAAGCTCATCGCCGACAATTGCGGTGCAGTGGGAATGAACGCCGCGATTGATATTGGCGGAAGGGTGTTCTGGATGGGTAAGGAATCATTCTTCGTGTTCGACGGGGCAGTCAAGAAACTTGACTGCACAGTGCAGGATCATGTGTTCGATGACATCGAGCCAATTGCGCAGCAGGACGTATTTTGTTCCACCCTTTCCGACTTTGGAGAGGTGATGTGGTTCTATCCGTCAAGTGATTCCGTGCAGCTGGACAAGCAGGTAACATACAACTACCAGGAAAATTCCTGGCACGTTGGCTCACTGGCAAGAAGCGCGTGGGCGGACCGCAGCGCATACAATAATCCATACGCGGCGGAATACGACGCGGATGACACGACCACTCCAATTCCAACCGTGTACGGGGCGACGGCGGGAAGGACATTTTTCTACAAGCATGAGTTCGGGAAGGACGCCGACGGCAGCGCGATGACATCCTACATAGAGTCAGCTGACGTTGATCTTGAGGACGGCGAAAAAATGATGTCGATTAAAAGATTCATACCCGACTTCAAGAACCTGTCGGGATCGGTTGACCTGACACTCAAGTTTCGCGACTATCCATCATCAACCCAAAGGACAAACGGACCGTATGAGATTACGACCTCAACGGACAAGATTGACACACGCGCACGGGGACGACAGGCCGCTCTCAGGATTGAAAGCGACGCCACAGGCGACGACTGGAGGTTCGGAACTTTCCGCGCTGAAGTCAGGCCGGACGGGGGCAGATAATGGACATAGAAAAAAAACCAATGAAAGGACATTACCTGATGTATAACCAGGACACCCTCATAAAAGTCGCGCGCATCATCAAGCCCGAAGGGGACCTGACGGACGAGGATCTGGAAAAGGCGAAGGAGTACATTACCAATGTCAAAGATTGATCAACCAGTACTGCCGCAGTCGTATGAGAACAGGGTGGACCCCGATCAGTTCAACAAACTGGTCGAGGCGCTTGATCAGGTAATCAAGGCACTGAATTCCACCTACACTCCGGAGCAGCTCCGTGAGGAACAGGAACGACTGGCATGGTACATAGGACAGTAGATGGCGCACAATTACGTAACAAAAAGATATAACCTGTCAACAACGAGCGCGACGACCCTTTATACGGTTCCGGATGAAAAGACGGCTTTTCTTAACAGTTTCAGGTATTCTGAAACTTCAAACAACGCAACGACCCTTACAATCACAATTACGGATTCCAGTGCGAACGTGTTTTCTGTTATAACTGCAGCAACAATTAGTGCCTTGGTGGAAACGGACATTTTTGCTAGAAATTTAATTTTAAATGAAGGGGATATTATCAAAGCCACCGCCGGTGACTCCAATAGGTTAACACTGCATTTATCCATTTTGGAAAGGGACCAGGGAGTCAACAACAAGTTCATCGCCAAGCGAAATGATTATACAACAACTGATACGGTAACAGTTTACACCGTTCCGACGGCCAAGAAGGCCATAGTTAGTTCGGTATTAATTCATAATGATGATACAAGCAACGCCTCGGGTACCACTTATGTAAAATTCAATGATTCAAGTGATACTGCTTTTATTTATTTAGGGGGGACAGTAGCTGCTGGTTTAGCTGCCGAGTTTTGTGCGCGTCCTCAAGTCATGGATGAAAGTGAATATATCACATTTCATCCGGGATCAGCGAATGATCTTCACTCCCATTTTTCAATACTTGAGATAGGGAACCCTGGATAATAATAATAATTCTTGCAAGGAGGACAAAAAATGACTATAAAAGAGGACATAATCGTGACAGCCGGAAAGACTATAATCACGGCACCCGACGTGGAAACTAATACCACCGTCAAGCACGCCACAACAGGGGAGGTTTACGCCAGTGAAGAGGATGCGCAAACCGACATCAACAACCCTGCGACTGATACCACAGAAAATGACATAAGGAGGGACGTCGCGATCAGCGTGAACAAGTTACCTGGCATATTCGGCGGAACATCATAGGGAGAAAACAAAATGGTTTATGACGATAGAATAATGAGAATGGCAGGTTCTGTCCCTCAAAGAGTACGGCCGGGCGACAGTCGTCCCAACATAGGATTTGATCGTGCGGGACCAGCAAGAAGGGAACCAGCGACATACCTGAATATGGGTGACAGAACATATAATCAACCAGGCTTTGAAAGACCAATGACAAATGTACCTGTAGGGAGTCCAAACATAGGACGTGATCGTATGGGTGGTATATTCGGAGGTCAAGGGGCATCCGGCGCGAATGATATGGTTAATGCAATGCTGGGTGGAATGAACACATCACGATTGTGGGGAGGACCTCAATGGCCACCAAGACCAGGAGATCCATTTCCACCACCATTTCCAGATCCATTTCCACCACCATTTCCAGATCCATCCGAGCCACCTTGGGGTGGACCCTTTGATGTAGCAGGACTGTCTGACATGAGCACGACAGACCGTAACAGAACAATACAATTGATATGGAAAAACTTAAATGATCCTAATCACCCACTTGGACAGGGTGGTACTGGAATACAGCCTGCTGGTGATGAACTGTTGAGAATATTTGATCAGTTAATGGCATCATAATAATGGGATTCCTAAGCAAACTACTTAAGAAGGCGAAACCGTTTCTGCCATTCCTTCTACCTATGGTTGGATCAGGCATTATGGGAAGCGCTAAATTGGCGAGTCTGTTGGGCCAAGGTGGAAAGTTAGGTTGGCTTGGAAGTGCGTTTAGTGGAATGAACCCCATGGCGAGGAACATGCTTATGCAGTCAGCCATGGGATACGGAACGGCGGCGCTGAGCGGATCAAAAAGGCCAGGCAAGGCGGCGATGTACGCAGGACTTGCGTCAATTCCGTTCTCCTACATGAGCGCTGCGCAAGGCGCGAACGCATACAACCAGCAATTTGCCGATGTAATTCCCGAAGAGATGGGAGTAACAGGACGAAGATGGATGGGAACTAGAACGCCGTCAGGAGCGGCTGGAGGACCTTATGCCCCTGGAATAGGGGGAAAAAGGTGGGAAGATATAACAGGAATGGTTCCAAAAAAGGGTTACGAATTTCAAAAAATGACCCCTTGGGATGTCTTAAAAGGAAGTTATACCAAACCTTCCGCTATTCCTGGTGAAAAACCAATAGATTTAACTGCACTTACAGGTGGGGAACTTCCTGGAGCGGACATATTCTCCAAGACTACACCGTTGAAACAAGTGTATGACCCTCAGTCAGGCGCTTCTGTGTTCACCGGCGGAGAACAAGTGGCCAACTGGCTACCGACGGCGGCCTCACAGGCTGCGGCACTCTACGGCGGAAGAATGACGCCGGAAGAGGAATGGGAAGAGTCACAAAAGAAAAGAAAAAAAGAACTGGCATGGATGTACGGAGTCCCTGAAGAGATGATCGAAGGGGAAATGACAAACCCGTGGGCGACTGGTGGCGGATTCTGGAACAAGGGTGGCATAGCGTCATTGGAAAATGGCGGCGGTGTCAGTGGACCGGGAACTGGAACATCGGATTCAATCAATGCGAACCTGTCTGACGGTGAGTTCGTGATGACTGCAAAGGCAGTCGAAAACCTGGGTGGTGGGGATCGCTACGCAGGGGCTAGACAAATGTACGACCTTATGAACGTACTCGATCCCGAATCAGAAACCATGTCGGAGGTAATATAATGGCAGGCGCAGCATTAAGGGGAATGGGAAAAGTCCTTAAAAAACATTTAAAAAAAGCACCAGTGCTTGGTAAAAGAGTAAAAGGAGCTTATCCAGCAATTAAACCCAGTGAAGCTTTAGGAATTAAACAACCTAAAGGAATTGCTGGAACGAGGATAGCAGAAAAAGCAAGACCAATAATACCAGAAATCAAGAAAACTACGAGAGACATTGGTAAGGGAGCTATCATTGCAGGTGTAGCATATGCAGCTGGAAAGGCTAAAGCTAAAAAAGAAGCCAAGTCTAAAGAGGATAAACAAAAGTTAAAAGAAGCCCTGAAGAGGCAACAAAAAGAAACCAAGGAGAAACGTGAAAAATACGGGAAGCACCATGGGTAGATAATGGAATGGAGGTTCTTGGAACCTAACGACTTCGAGTGGATGATGTATGTATCCAAGGAGCACCATGAGGAGTCAGACTGGAGCGAGGTTGAATATGATAAGAAGAAGGTGGCGAGATACATAGACACCGCAACCAATGATCCAAACTATTTCGGGATCGTTGCACTGAAGGATGAAGAGAGGATTGGGTTCATGGTTGGAAGGCTGTTGGAATACAACTTCAGCCGTGAGAAGTTTGCAAGGGAGCTTGAACTATATGTTGAACCCACGAAGCGAAACGGAATGGCAGGTATATTTATGATGAGAAAATTTATGGACTGGGCGAAGATGAACGGAGCGCAAGAAGTGTACTTCGAGCCACGCCTTTCGGACAATGAGACAAAAAAATTTGACGCGATGGCAAAACGCCTAGGTATGGAACATTTTGCGAACGCTTATAGGAGAAAATTATGAGTTTTGGCGGCGGTGAAAGCCCAAGTGGCACACAATTTCAGACACAGTTTACAAGAGACGCACCACAGATAGAAGCGGCGAAGATGGGGTTGATGGGCACTGCCCAGCAGTATGCCCGCTTTGGACAGAATCCATGGGAACTTTCCACCCCTGGAGCAAAGGTTGGTGACCCAGACTTTGGAAAATATACATATCAAGGACCTGCCGGAGGCGCTTATGCACCAGGAACTAAATGGGAAGACCTAACTAGGGGGCAAAGAGCGGCAGAAGGACAAGTTCAAATTCCACAGCAGCAAGTTGCAGCATTTAATCCTCAACAAACACAGGCATTCGGTCTTGCAACAACAGGACTAGGAGCATTTCAGCCTTACTTGAACACTGCGTCACAATATGCGCAGGCGGCAACAGGGGCGTATGACCCAACGGGGCAGACGGCAGGCCAAGTAGGATATCAGGATTATATGAATCCATACCAACAGCACGTCACTGCTGGAATAGAAAGCCAGTTCCAAAAATTACAGAATCAGGCCGCCGCACAGGCAGGACAGGTTGGATCGTTTGGCGGAGCAAGGCAAGGAGTTCAAGCTGCGGAGCTTGGAAGACAGCAGGCAGAGACAGTGGGACAGTCATTGGCACAGAATTATGGACAAGCGCAACAACAGGCGCAACAGCAATTTGCAGGACAAATGGGGAGATACGGTCAGGCAGCAACTCAAATGGCTGGATTAGGGGGACAACAGCAGCAACAGGCACAGGGAGACATTGCGTCACTGATGGCATCAGGATCCGTGCAGCAACAAGCACAACAACAGTTCTTGGATGCACAGTACAGACAGCAGTTACAGCAAACGTATGAGCCATACCAGCGATTGGGATTCGTTTCCGACATCTATCAAGGCATGCCTTCAAGCGCGATGGCGACAGCGATGGGAACATCGCCTGGAACCAGTCCGCTTGCACAGGCCGTTGGAACCGGAATCACAGGACTCGCTGCATATCAGGGCTATCAGAACTTGCAAGGAGGTTAAAAATGGGCAATCCATTTCTTAGACCGCTTTTCAAACCAATATTGAACAAGGCCGCAAGATCGGCCTACAGGATGACTGGAACGGCACAGGAATTTGCCACGCGTGCGGCGGAAAGGGCACGTCCCTATGCAAAGAACTACATGGACGCCGCTGCAGGCAATCAGGGAAGATTCAAGCAGGCAGTCGCCCTTGGAGGACCACTCGCGGCATATGGTACCATTCCGGAGAGGGTGCAGACGCTGGATCTAGATGAAATAGTGGAGGAAAAACCAACAGAAACAAAACCTCCTGAAGATGATTTACTTACATTTCCTGAGACGGAAAAGAATAAGATAGTTGATGAAGATACGGAAGCACATGAAGAGTCTAACGCTACAGGTGATTCAATAGAGGATTCGGAGACAACCAATACCGCTCTGCTGGAGCAGTCAAACATGTATGCGGGACTCATTGACAATGACAGCCTGAAAAGAATTGAAGGTTACAAGGATGTCATAAGGCAGATCATGGGTGACGGCGACGAGGGACAGAAGATGCAGTCACTCGCGATGCTGTTGCAGGTTGGATCGGCACTCATGTCAGGAAGAACGGACCAGCAAGGTGTGGCAGGATTCTTCGATGTCGTAGGACAGGCAGGGATGCAAATGGCACCAACGCTATTCCAGATGGGAGTGGAGAAAGGAAAGGCGGATAGAGAAATAGGAGCCGCAGCCCTTAACATGTACATGTCCGAACTGGATAAGATGAATGATCGTAGTGGACCGTTCACCGTTGTCTACGAGAATATATACAAAGAGAATGATAAGGGAGAAATGATATACGACCGTAATGGCGACCCTATTCCTATTGACAAACAAAGATTGCAGACTTTCTACCGAAAAAGCCCTGAGATTCAAAACCTCATGGACATCAACAGCCAGCTTGGATATGACCGATTCACATTCATTGACACAACGGCGACAAAGGAAGGAATTAAACGTTCAGATCCAGGTGGTGGTGGACAGGCGACGTTCAAGACACCAGCACAAATGGATCAGCAACTTAAGTATGCCAAGTACTTGAAACGTACACTGGATACAATGGCGGACTTCATCATGCCTACCATCATTGAAAATAGGGATACTGTCCTTGGCGCGATTGGTGAAGCAGGAAGAATAATTCAACCTAAGCTTGACTTGTTTAATCAACTGATGAATGCCGCTGTATCGTCAGGAAGCGGTGGTGACATGAAAGATTTTGAGAGGCAAGTGGGTGATTTTGCAAAAGAAAGCACAGTACCGGAACGAGCTGACTATCTCATGGACACTCCAAACGGAAAAGTAGGGGTGTGGCTGGATCATGCAAATAAATATGGAGAGAATGAAGGCGCTAGGTATTCTGATGACGGTAAAACAATGATTGATCCAGGAACAGCGGCGGAATATGTGACGTGGGACAGCATGAAGATGATCCTTGAGAACCCTGACCGTTCAGCACTCATGACATTCGAGACTACACTTGGACTGGCGTTAGCAAGGGACAGGCAGCCTACTGGACGTATGCTGGCGGACGTTCTTAGAAGATCATTCGCTGAAACAAAAATGACTGGATTCGGTGATTCAGTATACACCTCACCTCAACAGGTTATAGAGGGATTTACATTCATATACAACCAGCTCTACAACAACATGCTGAGCGCTCTAGAAGGGGCGGAATACACCAGTGACTATGACTTTGCGCAGGAGAGTGGATGGACGCACGCACCTGATGCATTTAAGATTAGTGGCATTGACAAGTTCAAAGGGGCGTACTACCAACTTAGATACAACGATAAAGAAAACTATTACAGGCATGATATTGAAGGGGCTGAATTATATGGCTCTTATAGATTTTCAATAGAGGGTAATATAACGCAGGACCATCAGGAGAATAAAGAGAGTACCCAAAGCATAACAAATAACATTCTGGAGCAATTGGAGCAGTAATGGCACAGTCATCAATACAAAAATTTCAATCAACAGTTAAGCCTTTCCTTGACCACAAGAATGCGTACAAGAAATACAAGGGTGAGACCACTGAAGGCGGAGTTCCACAGACTGAAGCGAAAGAAAAGATAATGAAAGGAAGGGAATTCCAGAAGAAGCTTACTGATGTACCAATGGCGGCCTTAGGAACCGCATGGAATATTCCTTTCGGAAAGACTGGATGGCGATACGGAAAGGACAACTGGATACTGCAAAGCAAGGCGGACGTGGCGCAAAGAAAAGCGGAGCTGCAAGAGTCTAGACTGTACCGTGAGAAGAGGGACCGTGTGCGTGACCAAGCACTCTTGATAGCGGATACCGCGAAGAGAAGATTTACGGAAACCGGAGATCAATCGAAGCTTGATCTGGCTGTACAGGGAATAAATGAAATTATGGCCAACGAGGGATTGAATCCTAAGACTGACTTTACCGTTGTGTCCCCTGAAGTACTGGACATGCGTGATAATATAGGACTGTTCACCAATAATCCTAACCCATATCCTGCAATTGAAATGACGGGATACATAGGTGGTGGAATATACGGATCAGTCAAGGGTGAAAAATTAGTAAGGGATAAATTTTTTAAAGGAGCTGCAAAGGGATTTGGAAAGTCAAAAGGAAACTGGCTTGCAAGGACAGCTGGCGCCGTCATAGGTGGCGCAATGGCCGTCGGCGTGGCGGACTATGGCTACGAGGGCATGCTGGATATGATGAACAAGGCAGGAAAGGCGAAAGGATACATGCGTGATCCAAACAAGCAGGCGAGTTTGGTTGATGCCACACTGGCAACGCTTGTTCCTGAATCATGGACGTTTGGTCCTCAGGGAATCAACAGGCCAACACAAAAGAAAAGATTAGGCAACGCTCTCAACGCCGCCTACTGGGATGCGGGACTGACAGCTGGATTCTTCGCGTTAAGGCCGGCATATTACGGAATAAGAAAAGTAGTTGGACACACTCCATTCAGGATGTTTAGGCAAAAGCCCAGCAAGGCGCCAGGAATTGTCAGCGGAAAGGAACTGCTGGAAGGGGAGCAAAGGGTTCTTGAGCGATGGATGCCATCGCAGAATGAACTGGACTTGATTGCAACAAGAGGATTGAAGGTACCAAAGGAACAGCTTTCATTCAACCTACCACTGGGACTTGGAAATTTCCTATGGCGTGCTACCAATTCAAAGGCACTCAACTGGCTTGGCCCACCAGGACCTATCAAGAAAGGGTCCAATGAATGGTGGCCTGATCCAACTGAGATTGCCGGAACAATGGTTGGAAGGCAAATGGTTGGTGGAACTTTGGGTGGAAAGATAACCTCAATGCTATCCCCAGCACCGCTGTTCGGAATCAGCATAAAGAACAACATGGCAAAACAGAGTGACTTCTACATTGATGGAGTCATGAGAAAAATGATTGGTGGATTTGCACCATACGGACACCTTGACGAGATGCTGGAGAGCTGGGACTTCCTAGCATCACAGAACTTAAAGGGATTCATAGCACAGGCAAAGACACTGGAGAAGGGATTCACTGAGGCGGCGGAAGGCATGGGCAAGGGATTCTCCAATGAGAATCTGGTCAACGTTGCAAAACAGACGCTAAGGGAATACAGGGAGAAGCTTCAGCTTGACCCTGGAGGAGAAATAATCCCATCGGAAGTAAGAAACAAGCTGATCGACTTCCTGGAAAAACAAATAATAAAACCTGTTGGCGAAGGAAGGGCGCACGCAATGCTAGACGTGCATCAAATGAAAGGGCTTCGCGAGCAGATCAATGACTTGCTGGCTCCACTCAAGGACAAGGTACTGGCGAAGACCACCTATGCGGATGACATTTCACGCCTTATGAAGGCGTGGGAGAATGATGTAGCATCCCTTGAAAAAATGGGATACCCGGATATTGCCAAGGCGTTTGATGAGTATGACAAGTTTGTCTCTTCAGGGCTGATGCTTTGGGGAACGAATGTTGGCAAGACAGCGGCGAGAGGGGAAGTAAAGCAAAGGGGATTCAACATTATTCTTGACAACAGTACAACACGTGCTTCTCATACTCTATTTGATACCATTATTAATGCATCAAAGGCACATGCCATAGACGGAAAGGCGGAACTGGCTGCAATCAGAAGAATTGTGGGCGACCGTGGATACCACAACGGATTAGGAACATACGTTGATGACCTGTTCAATGCATCCATTGTTGAAAAGGAAGGACTGCAATATTTTGACGCGGCAGGATTCAGGGCCGGACTTGGACTTGGAAAGGAAGGATCCAAGTTAAAATCACTGTTCAGTCACGCGCTTGATGAGTCACCGGAAGTAACAAAGCTCAGGATTTGGGAGCCTGGAGTTGGATGGACCCATTTTGATGACCAGGTATATGAAACGGGAGTTGGCAAGGGACTGAAGGAAATCTTCGGCGAGGAATTGCCGGAAGGATTCATAAGGGGAGAAAGAACAAAGATGCCAACCCAGAAGGACTTTGATGACCTATCAATGGTTCTCGCGAAGCTTTTCGAGAACGGCGTTCCTAGCGGAGCGAAGTTCATGATGCGTCGTGCAGTCATGGGTTCCACTAGGTCAGCTGTAAGAGCGTTTATTCCTGGTGCGGCATTGGGTCCAGGAGCGATGGGAAAAGGAGCCGCCGAGGCTGGCACCCTTATAGGAATTGGACCGTTGATGATGAGTGCCGCGGCGTTCATGATCAACTATGGCGGAAAGGTTCTAACCAATCCAGTATCGCACAGGGTACTTAAAAACATGGTAGATGCAAACCTGCCGGAGACAATTAGGCTTGCAAACTTTGCCAGACTGGTTCGTATGTACCCGGAGGAATGGATTGCGTTTGACCGTGATTTGCATGAACTTGAGGAAGATCAAAAAATGTTTGACCAGTCAGGACAAAGATTCCAGCAGGCACAAACATTCAATGAAAAAGCCAAGGATGCCTTACTGACAACTGGCGCCAGAGTGGGCGAGGCTGTCATGAATCCGCTTGACACGCTTGGAGCAGGATATGATGCTATTAAAAAGGGAGCTGATATAGATCCAACACCGTCTCTCCTAAGTCCAAAAATTGGGGCACCGGAAGGAGCGGTTGACTACGCGCCTGAGGCGGCGGGAGGAGCGTATGACACATCACGTGTTGGCGCTTCAATAATGAGCAATCCGACAATGAATCCGGCGGCAGCTGGAGCGTTGTATACAGGAAACACTGACGCGGCGTTGGCTGCGCAGTACGGCGGCGGAACACAGTATGCTGCCGGAGGCGGACTGATGGAGATGAACCCCGTGATGAACAATCAGGGAAAGTACACGGACATACAGACAGGAATCAATGACAATCCTTTTCAGAATGCACAGAACAAGGGAATAATGGGAGTATTATAATGCCACCAAGAGAGAGACAAAAATTACAACCAAGAGTTGACAGACCAAACATTGGATATGACCGTGCAGGACCAACTGAAATTGAACGCATACTTCAGGATAATACTATTAGGTCTTCGCCTGGTATGGATTTAGATTTTTTAAGACATTTACAACAGGCTCCTGGAGTCATTGACAGACTGATCAGGGATGAAACACCTCCAGGTGAAGGTTTACTTAGAAATAGAGATCCAAACTTACCCCCTTGGTATCAAAATAATGTTGGTGGCGGCGAAGGTTCCTTCTGGAATGTCAAGGCAGATCAACCTCGAAATAATTCAGGTCTTATGTTGGCAATGGCAAACAGTCCTGCAGTTAATAAAATGAAAAACATTTACAGTCAATTTGATCCTTTTTTCCCTGATGTTGACATAAATGATCAACAAATTGGCTATGATTTTGATAAAAATTTATGGGGTGGAACTTTAGGATTTGGCGGTGGATATGATATTGATGATGAAGATTACAATGCTTACATAAATTGGGGGACTAATTGGTAATGGCCGAAGAAAAAATAACAGCGAACCGCGAGGACATCATCAGGATTGAGGGAGAGCTTCGGTTGATCCATCAGAAGCTGGACAATCATATTACACACATGAGTTCCAAGATTGATACGATCTTTAAGATTGTCTGGATGGTTTCGTTCATGGTCTTGGGGTTGTTGTTGAGGGCAGTTTACACAGGTTTAATAGGATAGGGGGCCGCTTGGGGGGAGAATGTACGGAGTACTATCACTGATCGGCAAAAAGTATGGCAAGGAGGCGATGCGTCGCGTCCTTGCCATAGCTAAGCAATATCCAAAGGACCGTCACGTCCAGACATTGAAGAATGAAACCGCGTATGAAGCGTGGTATCCTTATGGAGTGGCGCTTTCATCAAGGATGGGTGCGGCGGAAGGGCTTCTGCGAAACGCGTCAAAGTATGTAACACCGGAGAACAAGGCGACGCCCTACAGCGGAATAATGCAGACGATGAAGGCGAGACTCAACAGTGAAAGAACGACAAAGGACCTCATCAACTGGTACCGCGCGAACCCAGATGAGTACGCCAAGATGAACGAGGCGGGAAGGACCTACTGGGGTGAGTTCGGGGGACAGGAATACGTGGACGAGCTGGCACAGAACGCGATCGCGCAGATGGCGAAAAGAAACATGCGCGTGCGTGGACTCACCGACTACGAGAAATACATGATCGCCCTCGCGAGACAGCGAAGGCAGGACGCGGCGAGTGGGGCCAACGTGATACCATTTCCTGGAGGTAAGAGATAATGGCAAACAGAACCTCAAATCTCAGTAGTTCATCTGTCATAGATCATTTATACAACGACCCAGACTGGCTATTGCAAGCCGGACTGGGTGACATCGAGTTCGAACAGGACATGTACGATGACATCATGTATGGAAAACCTTCCGATGAACTTAGTGCTACTGAACGATCGAAACTGATGGAAGGATTGGGTACATCACTCTATGATTATGATGAGATGGCCCTCATGGGATTAAGAAAGCACACCATGGAAGGACCCATGAGATACCTCTATGATGAGGAGCAAAAGAAAGGAAGATTGAAAGAATCCCCAGAAGGAAACCGTTATTGGGGGCAAGTGGATGTCGATGACCCCTTTGATCCTGATGATGATCCAAGGACTAGAATGGATATTAATTTAAGCGAGATAATTGGTGATTGGGATCCAAGTAAGGGGTCTCTTCAGAGCTTTATCTCCGACGTCTACAGGCACGAGTATAAGCATCCATTGTGGGATCAGTACTTAGGGATTAGAGAAAATAAAAAACACTGGTTTACGGGGAGAGATACAGGTGTTCCAAGCAAATCAAAAACATGGAAGGCTTTTACGGATAAATACCAAGCCTATGACCCCAACCGTCAAGCAACTATACAGTATTCTCCAGGTGAGGTACAGCATATACCCATATACGCCACAGGAGCCGTGTACGGTCAAAACCCACAAACAGTGCGGAATGCTTATGAGATGGTAGGAAATATGGGTCAAAAAGAACTTGGATGGGGAGGAAACTTGATGAGGACCGCTAAACATGAAGCAGAGCGTGCCGGCATGCTTCCTGGTAAGCATACTGGGGCTTTCCTCCAGCATGATCAACACCCCCATAGATATCCAAATCAAGGGCCTCCTGGATACAATTATAACACTGGCGGATTGGTCTCACTTGTGCTATAATGCATGCGTGAAATTTATAAAGAAGTATGACTACGCCTCTCTCAAGAGGCAAGACGGAGAATATAGAATATACCTTACACCCGACGGGGAAAGTTTACCGTCCGTAACCTCAGTCCTCTCCAAGACAAAGGACAAGAGTGGCCTTCACGCATGGCGAAAGCGCGTGGGGGAGAAAAAAGCCGAAAAAATTATGACGGACGCGGCCCAGATTGGAACCGCGCTCCACCTATACATAGAACATTATGTGAACGGAAAACCATACAAGGATCTCACGGACGTTGGCGTGCAAGCGGAGCTGATGGCGAAAAAGATAATAGAGGAGGGATTGAAGGATGTTGACGAGGTATGGGGTTCTGAAGTTCATCTGTATTTGCCTGGCAAGTACGCTGGGACTACTGACATGGTTGGACTATATAAGGGAAGGCCTGCCATTATCGACTTTAAGCAGACAAACAAGCCCAAGAAGAGAGAGTGGGTACAGGATTACCTCATGCAGCTCGCCGCCTATGCCCAGGCACATAACCACCTCTTTGGAACGGAAATTGACCAAGGAGTAGTGCTGATGTGTTCCAGGGGAATGCTGTTTCAGCGATTCGAGCTTGATGGTGAGAATTTCACGAGGGCATCAGATTCCTTCATGAAAAGACTTGAAAAATATTCAGAAAGTGTTATATAGTACCTAGGATGCCGTAATGGGTCCTGCTAAATCTTGCTTTAATAGGAGGTACATATGAACGAGCTAGATATTATACGTAACCATTTTCTTGGTTTCCACAACGACTTTTTTGACGGTTTCAAAAGAGTCTCAACTTATCCCCCATACAACATTAAAGAAAAAGATGACTTAGGCGTCATTGAATTTGCTGTTGCAGGGTTCGCTGAGAAAGATTTGAAAGTTGAAGTAAAAGAGCAAACTTTACATGTTTCTGGGTGTAAAGAAGAAAAAACCTCAGAAGATTTTTGGCATAAAGGAATTTCTGATAGGAGTTTTATCAAAAAATTCCAGCTTCATGAACACATTATGATTAATGGAGCGGAGCTAAAGGATGGACTTCTTAAAGTTACTTATAAACGGGAAATTCCGGAATCCGAAAAACCAAAACAAATAAAAATTAAATCCAAGCAATAAGTTCCTCGCCACTGATTTCTTTGGCGATGTTAACCTTGCTTCGAAGGGACTGTATGATTTTTTCATCCACAGTCCCTTTTGACATTAGATCAATGTACAGTACCTTGTTCTTCTGCCCTATGCGGTGAGCACGATCCTCTGACTGTATTCTCTTTTCCAGATCATAATTGTTTGAATAGTAGATCACCGTGCTTGCGGCGGTAAGGGTAATACCGTATCCGCCAGTTTGGGTGTTACCAATAAAAAATCTTACCTTTGAATCTGGGTCCTGGAACTTTCGGATGCATTCCTGCCTTTTATCGGCTGGTGTTGCGCCGTAATAAGTGCACAGAGAATCTGCTCCGAAATCGCTTAAGGCTATATTAGCTTCAATCTTTTCAATGTCATGTATGTAATTTGCCCATATAATCACCTTTCCGGTTGTCTCACCCAAAATCTGCATTAGTTCATCTATTCTGTTGCTTCTAAGATCTATGGTATGGCCGGCATCTGTTTTCATATGACCGCACGTTATCTGGTGAAGCCTTATCAGTTGGGTAAGGACGTTAACTGCAGTCATGGATTGCCCTTTAAGGGTAGCTATAGCGTTAGCTTTCATATCCACATACGCCTCTTTTTGTTCATCACTTAATTCTATCTCACGTTTGGTATATACCTTATCTGGTAAGTCAAGACAGTCCTTCTTCAATATGCGGTATGAATGGGGTGCTACTAGCTCCCCCAGTTGCTTTAGGTTCTGAAACTTGACGATACGCTGGTATGTATGCGTTCCGCCGGCTGCATTTGACGTGACCATGATTGCATAGCGAGTCCTGAATGCATAATAGCTTGATTGCTCCAGTATTTCCGGGTTCAGGAAATCCATCTGTGACCAGAGATCCATGGGCGACCGGGTAACTGGGGATCCAGTCAGTATTCTTCTGTATTTGGTATCCTTTCCCAATTTCAATATTGATTTGGTTCTTTTTGCCTGTGGATTTTTTATGGTAGTGCTTTCATCCACGATCATCATTGAACGACCAATCAGGAATAATCTGGCAAAGTCAGTCCCTTTTTTCGTGGAAAAAGCTTCCACGTTCATGACCATAATTTTTAATTTATAATCCTGAATATCCATTATGTCCTTCAATTGCGCTTTGTATTTCTGGCTCGTGGACTGTTTCCAGGCGAGTACTTTCTTTTCTATATAATCCGGAACGTGTGCTGGAATTTCTTGTTCCACCCATGTCATGTAGGCTCCCTTGGGAGCTATCACAAGAACACGATCAATCTTTCCCTTGTTGTATAATATGCAAGCGTTGTCCAACGCTATCTTGGTCTTGCCTGTTCCCATTTCTGCGAACACTGCAAATGACTCCTTGTTCCAGCATTTTTTTAGTGCATCCTTTTGATGCTCGTATGGCTCTGTTTTAAATTTGTACATTCCTATTTCTAATGTTGACTCGTATTATAACATATGATATAATACAAATCAAGAAATAAAATTATGACAGTTTACGTTTTGCAAGAAATGGGAAGAAATATAAGGTCAGCTGAAAAGTTTGGTGATTTAAAAATTGTTCTTCCTGACAATAAACAGATGATTTTATCATCCAGTCCTTTAACATTTAAGCTTCAAAAAGAATTGAGGGATTTTAATGATAATGACTACTTGCTTTTAATCGGAGATCCTGCTATAATAGCGGTTGCAGGAGCAATTGCTGCAGAACACAACAACGGACGCTTCAAGGTACTGAAGTGGGACCGCAACGAAACAAGATATTATGATATAGAAATAGACTTGAAAGGAAAACATGAATAATTTAGTAAATCAAATGGCAAAGGATGTCGAGGGTGTACCCCAAGATAATTTAGGCAGGATTGGTGCAGTTGCAACGGATGTTGCAGAAACAGATAAAGAAATAAACGATATAAAGGAACAATTAAAAAAGAAAGAAGACTATAAGAAAAAACTATCGGAAGAAGTTCTTCCTAGTCTTTTTGCGGAAGTAGGTTTATCAGAATTAAAACTAGCAGATGGAAGGTTAATATCCGTTAAGGACTATTATGGCGCTTCCATCAAGCCAGAAAAAAAGGCAATGGCTTATGCTTGGTTAAGGAACAACGGATTTGGTGATTTAGTAAAGAACCAAGTCTCTTGTAGCTTTGGGAGGAATGAAGATGAGAAAGCTAGAGGACTTTTGGAACACTTGAATAAAGAGGGATATGAGTCTTCACAACGCGAGTGGGTCGAACCTTCCACCCTTCGCGCCTTTGTACGTGAACAACATGAATCCGGTAAGAAATTACCGATGGATCTGTTAGGGGCGTATGTAGGACAAAAAACAACTATTAAATCTTAATAACTTAAAGAGGAAATACTAATGAATAAAAAAACTAATAATTCAGTCGACGTGGCAACAATTGCCGCGGACTCTAAAATCACAAGTGGCTTTGGAGCGTTGGATCTTTCAAGGGATACAGCTATCCCCTACATAACTATCCTTCAATCCGGAAGCCCTCAAATAAACCCATCAAAAGCGGAATACATTGAAACAGCAAAAGCTGGTCAACTGTATAATACAGTTACCCAGGAAACATTTCCTGAATTAACTGTCATTCCCGTTTTTTATCACCTAAGATATGTTGAATGGAAAGCTCGTGAACAGGGTGGAGGATTTATTGCTTCCCATAGTGCCGACAGTGGCATTCTAGGAAAAGCAGCTAGGGATCCAATGACCGGAAGATATGTACTTGACAACGGCAACCATATTGTTCAAACAGCTTATCATTATGTATTGGCTAAAATAAATGGTGGATACCAAAATGCCGTGATCAGCATGGCTTCAAGTCAGCTTAAGAAAAGCAGACGTTGGAACAGCCTGATGCTGTCACAAAAAATTAAGGGTCCATCTGGGATGTTTACGCCTCCAACATATGCCTTTACCTACAAAATAACAACGGTAGGTGAATCAAATGATCGAGGTAGCTGGTTTGGCTTCCAAGTAGAAAAGGGGGATCAGGTAACTGACGCTTCCGTTTACGGTGAAGGTAAAGCATTTTCTACTGCCGCATCAAGTGGTGCAGTAGAAGCAAAACCGGAAGAACCAAAATCAATCGCAAAACCGCAGACAACTGAAAGCAACGTAGATATTCCTTTTTAAGGGATATCTATTGGAGGTTTTGTGGAAGTTGAGAAATTCAAGTTCATATTTGAAGGTTTGGATATAGCTTACGGTCAGCACCAACCCAATGGGGCACGTGCTGACGGTAAGCAACAAGGCAAATCTTCTGTTGTCAGAAGGGAGGTAACCGATGAACTCTGGGAAAAACACCTCAAGGGTGAGGGTCCGTCTCTTGGGATTATTCCTATTAGGGCTGATAATACTACTAAGTGGGGATGCATTGATATTGATGATTATCCTATTGATCACCATAGTCTTATTATCAAAATCAGAAAATTAAAATTACCATTAGTGCACTGCAAGTCAAAGAGTGGAGGAGCTCACATCTTCCTCTTTATGAAAAATACGATTGCATCCAAGACCATGAAAAATAAGCTTTCCGCAATTGCGGCGCTACTAGGTCAATCAAAATCAGAAATATTTCCAAAACAATCCGGCATTCAGCCGGAAAAGGGGGACGTGGGAAATTTCCTTAATCTTCCCTATTACCATGCAAGAAAGACAGTTAGGTTTGCCATCAAGAATAATGGGGAGCCAGCAACGTTAAAGGAATTTTATGCGATGTACGACAAGTACAGCGTGGAAGACATAGACAAGGTAAAAGTGAGTGTTGATGACGAGGCCATCAAGGATGGACCACCGTGCCTGCAGGCACTGTGTGATCAAGGATTTCCGGAAGGAACACGCAACAACGGTCTATTTAACATTGGAGTTTACCTGAGAAAGTTCGACCCCACAAATTGGGAGAATTTACTGGAAAAATATAATCAGAAATATATGGAACCACCATTGGATCACAAGGAAGTAACCGTTGTAGTATCACAACTCAACAAGAAAGATTATAACTATAAGTGCAAGGATCAGCCAATAGTTTCCTACTGCAATTCCATCATATGCAAGCTCAGGAAATACGGAATAGATGGCAGCGATTTGGCCCAGGCATTGGGGGAACTGACCAAGCTGGATACGAAGCCCCCACAGTGGTTCCTTGAAATTCCCAATGATAAGCCTGATGAAGATGACTACAAGATTCAATTAAGCACTGAGGAATTACAGATACAAACAAAGTTTCAGCGGCGCGCAATGGACGTATTGACCATTATGCCTCCGTTGATGAAGACGTCTGACTGGCAAAAACTCGTAAATGAGAAAATGAAAAAGGCTCAAATTACCAAAGTTTCCAGTGACGGATCTGTGTCCGGACAGTTCATGGCTCACCTCCAGGAGTTCTGTACTGATCGGGCGCAGGCAAAAAACAAAGGACAAATACTCATAAGAAGACCGTGGACACAGGACGATTCCGAAGCGAAGGACTACAATATAACCTATTTCAGGCTTCAGGACCTCCACGCCTATCTTATCAGGCAGAAATTCAACCATTTCAGCAACACAGGACAGATCATAGCGGAAATACAAAACATAAAAGGATTCAGATCGGAATTCTTCAAGATCAAGGGCAAGGGCGTGAACGTATGGGGCATTCCGGCCTTTCCTAAACAGGACTCAGAGTTTGATAGGGAGGAAAAAGATGACATACCGTTCTAACTTAAAATACGGTGATAAAAGAGAAGATGGATATATATTTGTTGGATACACTATGAAAAGAGGAAAGAAGTATGCAGATTTTAGAAGTCCTGAAGCATTTGAAAGGCAAAGGTCATATCACAAAGCTAATAAGAAAAAAGTTTATGATGCAATAACAGCTTTGTATAATGCATCCAAAACCAAACTTGGGTGTTCTCACTGCAATAAAAAATTTAAAAAATATCCAGAAAGGTTAGACTATCACCATATAAATCCAGAAAAAAAAGAAAGACCTGTCTCTTCTTTTTGGAGAACAAGTTGGCAACAGTTTAAGAAAATGAAAAAAGAATGGATGAAATGCATTGTACTATGCGCCAATTGTCATAGAACGGAGGAGAAAAGAATTAGAGATGCCAGAAATTAACATCATACTAGGCCCACCCGGCACGGGGAAAACTGAGGAACTTCTGCGGATAGTGGACCGGGAGCTAAAGGAGAAGACTGCTGATTCAAATGAAATTGGATTCTTCAGTTTTACTACCAAAGCTACTAATGAAGCACGTGATAGGGCCAAAGAAAAATTTAGCTTGACTGATGATGACTTGCCTTACTTCTGTACACTACACGCATTTGGAAAAAGGCAACTAGGAATGGCAAAAACGGAAATAATGAACCCAAAAGATTACAAATCATTCTCGGCTGAGTCTGGTGTTGACCTGGAATTTGTCACTCAGGACTGGGAAGATACAGGAATAATTACAACAGACAACAAGCTATTAAGGGAAATAAATAAATGCAGAAATCAATGCATGGAACTGGAAGAATTCTATAATAAACATAATTTTAATTTTAACTGGTATGAGCTATTAATGGCTTACAGGGCGTTAGAGGATTATAAACATGGTAATAACAAGCATGATTTCACTGACATGCTTTCTCTGTGGATCGAGACGGGACCTACCCCAAAGTTGGAAGTGGTATTCATTGATGAAGCACAGGATCTAACCAATTTACAGTGGAAAATGTGCTCCAAAATATGGAAGAATGCCAAGAGAGTTTACATAAGCGGGGATGATGACCAAGCCATCTTTAGGTGGGCAGGCGCTAGTATTGAACATTTCATAAATATGGAAGGGAATGTAACCATCCTTAAACACTCTTATAGATGTCCTCGCGCTGTTCACAGAATTGCGGACTCGATAGTAAAAAGAATAGACAATAGAAGGGATAAGGAATGGCTGCCAAGAAATGTACATGGTGTAGCTGAATTACATGCATATCCTGATCCCATTGATTTAAGCATAGGAAAATGGCTTGTCCTGGCTCCGTGCGGATATATGTTGAATGAGATTGAGGAAAACCTAAGACAACAGGGATTGGCATACAAGAAAAATAATAAGCTTCCAGTCAAGAAAGAAATACTGTCAGCCATAGATGCATGGAAAAAACTGAACGAGGGTGATGAACTTTCCTATGATGAGGTATCTTACATATACAGTTACCTACCAACCAAGATTGGTGTTGAAAGGGGCTATAAGAATTTGAACACATTAAGTGAAGATAAAATGTATGGTGTTGAAGAATTAACGATGCACCATGGATTGTGTGCGTCCGGCACGCCTTGGGATGTGGTGTTTGAGAAAATAGGAAATAGAAATATAGAGTACATACGATCGTTGGAAAAGGTTAACAAGACTTTATCCTCTGATCCTCTCATTAACTTAAGCACCATTCACATGGCCAAGGGTGGAGAGTGTGATAACGTTATGCTGTTCACGGATCTTTCCCGCGCCAACAGGGAGGAAATGGAAGTCAATCCAGACGATACGCACAGAGTCTTTTATGTGGGGGTAACACGCGCAAAAGAACAACTGCATATAATAGAACCACAAAACTATGGGGGATTCAAAATATGAGTGCCCATAAAAAACAGATAGGAGGAGACCATTATAAAAGAATGGCAATCCAGCCTAGCCACTATATCGTTAAGAATAAGCTTGGTTGGTATGAAGGAAACATTGTCAAGTATATCACCAGGCACAGTATCAAGGGGGGAAAACAGGACGTGGAAAAAGTTATCCACTATGCTGAATTGCTCTTGGAAGATCAGTACACCCCCAAGAAATCTCGCGGTGAGCTAATGGGAGAAGTGACCAGAAAACATATCAAAAAACTCAATAAGGAAAAAAATGAAACAAAATGAATTTATCTTTGCTAACACTATAAAATCAGAGTGGGTTCATCCTACTGAATTTCCATCCATGAAGGAAAGACCCGTAGTGGCTGTGGACTTGGAGACTTGCGATACAGATCTGAAGAAAATGGGCCCAGGTTGGCCACGAGGCATAGGAAAGGTTATAGGTATTGCCATATCTGATGGACATTTCAGTGCCTATTATCCCATTGATCATGATGGTGGCGGAAACATGGACAAGGAAGCTGTCCTAAAATACATTAAATCTGTATGTGAAGACGATTCAATAGACAAAGTGTTTCATAATGCGCAGTATGACATTGGGTGGCTGTGGAGAATAGGAATAGAAGTAAAAGGATACATACATGATACAATGATTGCGTCAGCCCTTATTGATGAGAATAGATTTTCATATACACTTAATAGCATAGTGTCCCAATACCTAGGAGAGTACAAAAACGAAGCAACACTCAAGAAAGCTGCGGCTGAATTGGGACTGGATCCCAAGAGTGAGATGTACAAAATGAACGCGCAATTTGTGGGGGAATACGCTGAAGCGGATGCAAGGTTGACTTTGCAACTGCATGAAAGATTAAAGATTGAAATAGAAAAAGAATCTCTTCAGAGCATCTATGACATAGAATGCCGCCTTATTAACGTCATATTCAATATGACAAAGAAAGGAGTGAGGGTTGACATGACAAAAGCCTTTGCTCTAAAGAATAAGCTTAGAAACAAAGAGAAAAAAATTTTAAAAAGAGTGAAAGACTTAACAGGATCTTATGTGGATTTGTGGTCAGCGAGGTCAGTCGCGAAGGCGTTTAATTCCCTTAATTTGGAATATCCAATGACGGAAAAAACAAAGGCACCCAGTTTTACCCAGACATTCTTGGAAACCCACGAGCATGAGCTTCCACGTCTTATTACCAAGGCGAGGATATTCAACAAGTTACAGGGTACATTCATAGATGGTATAGCCAAATATATACACAATGACAGGATACACGCACATATAAATCAAATTAGGGGGGATAGTGGGGGAACGGTTACTGGAAGATTCTCCATGTACTGTCCCAACTTACAGCAGATTCCAATCAGGGGGGAAATGGGTATAGAAATAAGAAAGATTTTCATTCCTGAGGAGGGGGAACAGTGGCTTTCAGCTGATTATTCACAGCAGGAACC